GCCATCTCTCCCAATCGTCACGCCGCCAGTGCTGGAGTATCACCCGGTTTTTCACAAAAACGAAACCAAAAAATACGTGGTCTCATATCTGTCACACATCAGCCTGTGCCTGATGAGCAGACAATAACATTCAAAAAACACCCACACTTGGCTTAACGAGCGGACCATTGCTGCCTCCACAGGGCACGCAGCACTGTCTCCCGCAGCATTTTTCCGCACACGCAAAATTGCTGCATGGCGCTGCATTTCTTCCTGCCAAGCCCCGGGGAGAAAACCGCTCAGCCGGCTCTCCGCCTCCGCCTTGTTATCCACTTTCCGTCCATGCCATTCCATCACGCAAGAGGGCACATGCCGCCATTTTTTCCAGCCTGTCCTGCCAGCCCGCAGCAGCCTGACCCAGAAAAAAGCCTGCCGGAAGCACAGTCGGAAAACAGGCCGCCTCAAACAACAGGACCATTCAAAAGCTTTTTCAAACGGCTTTCACACGCCTTGCCGCACACACGCACGTTTCAGCCAGACCGACGGGAACCCACGCTCACGCCCCCTCTTGGCCAGCACCTACGCAAACCTGCTGCAAATGGTGTTCTGCCAAACGGCATGACAGATGCCTTGCGTTCTTCTAACGCACCATCTCCTCCGCACGCGCAGTTCCGTCCTTATCAGCCCCCCAAAGGTGTGCGCGGCGATAACCGCACCCATCTGGCGTTTGATAGCGCCGCCAGCAGCCAGCCCGCCACACTGGCCTGGCTGCGCAATGCCGCAGGGGAGGGAACGGTTTTTCCCGGTTATCCGCATCTGGCTGAACTGGCCCAGCGGGCGGAATACCGGCACATGGTGGAAGTGATCGCCACGGAGGCCACGCGCGAATGGATTGTGTTCCGCACGCGGGGCGCAACCACCAAACAGGCCCGCATTGCCGAAATCGAGGCTGAATTCACCCGCCTGAACGTGCGTGATGTGCTGCGCCGCATGGCGGAGTATGATGGCTATTACGGCATGGGGCTGTTGTATGTTGATACCGGCCTCAGCCAGACAACCGGCGGGCGTGAAGCCCCGTTGCTTCTCAAGCCGGAAACCGTGCGCAAGGGCACCCTGCGCGCCCTTGTGCCCATAGACCCCGTATGGACCACGCCAGACAGTTACGGCACGACAGATCCCCTCAGCCCGGATTTCTACCAGCCGACCCACTGGTGGGTGCAGGGCAGCCTGATCCACAGCACACGCCTTCTGCGCTTTGTCTCGCGTGATGTGCCGGACATTCTTAAACCGGCTTATAATTTCGGGGGTTTGTCCCTCAGCCAGATGGCCCAGCCCTATGTCAATAACTGGCTGCGCACCCGTCAGTCCGTGTCTGATCTGCTCAACGCCTTTTCCATCGTCGCGCTCTCAACGGATATGGCCGCCTACGCGCAAGACCCGGAGGGCCTGCTCAGCCGAGTGGAAGCCTTCAACCGCTTCCGGTCCAACCGCGGCACGTTCGTTCTGGATAAGGAGCGTGAAAAACTGGACCTTCTGGCAGCACCGCTCTCCGGGCTGGACCGCTTGCAGGCCCAGGCGCAGGAACAGATGTGCAGCGTTGCGCAGGAACCGCTGGTCAAGTTCACGGGCATTACCCCCAGCGGGCTCAACGCCTCGGCAGAAGGTGAAATCCGCGTTTTCTATGACCGTATCCACGCCTTTCAGGAAAACGTCTTCCGCACCCCGCTCACCACCATCCTGCACCTGATCATGCTCAACCTGTGGGGCGAGATTGACCCGGATATCACCTTCAGCTTTGCCTCCCTGTGGCAGATGGATGAGGCCACACAGGCTAACGTGCAGAAAACCCGCACGGAAATTGATGCCCAGAACATCCGTGCCGGCATCGTCACCCCTCAGGAAGCCCGCAGCCGTACAGCCCATGATCTGCACAGCCCCTACGATGGCATCCCCGCAAACAGAACGCCCAATTTCTGAACGTTCCGACGATACTTTTTTGTCACGCTTACCCTTTTTGCAAAATGCAGCTTCAGAAGCAGGTTCTGCCATATCGGCATGGCAGTTCCTTCCGGTTTCCCGCTCCTTCCTCCGGTACCTTGCATGACCCTTCAGTCCCATGTCCCATCTCTATCCGCGTCAACGCCAACTCCTCTTGCTTCCCCACAGTTAGCGCGGCCATTCACATCAATTACCACCAGTCCTGCTGCCTCCACTCAGCCGCAAACCGCAGAAGCCCCGGGGCCGCCGTACGGCACAGTCGAGTTTGCGCTGGACCGGTCCGTGCGGCGCATAGATGCAGATGGCCACCTGCATATTGCGGCCTGCATCCTTTCTGCGGCCACAGTCTGCCCCTATTACGGGCACGAAATTCCGAACGCCGCAGCCCTCGGCCTTGATCCGAATGCGCTATATCAGGTGTATCGGGACCCAACAGCCCTACAGGCCGCGGCGGCGAGCATGGCGGGCAAACCCATCCTCATGCGGCACCAGCCGGTTTCTGCGCAGGCCCACCCCAGCATGCTGACAGTCGGCGCGGTGGGCAGTGATGTCCACTTCACCCCGCCCAATCTGATCGGCAGCCTGACCATCTGGCAAAGCACTGCCATTGCCGCCATTCAGAGCGGCCAGCAGAAAGCCGTCTCCGCCGGATACCGCTACCGCGCTGTCGCGCAAACGGGCACGCATGACGGCACACCCTACACCCTTGTCATGGCGGATATCGTCTTCAATCACCTCGCCCTTGTCACGGAACCTCGTGTCAAAACCGCCATCATTGGTGATGCGTCTCCCGCCGCTCCGTCACGCGCAAACAGCAAATGGCCCCACACCGGCGCACGGGTCTCCGGTCCGTCGTCCATGGCTGGTGCGCGTGCTCCGGCCATCCAGCCATCCTCGGCCTCTGTTCCCTCGTTCATCGCCGCATCAGGCGGCACGGCCCCGTCCAGTTCGTCGCAGCCCTGCCTGCAACAGGGGGCCCTCACATCCAACAGCACAAGGCAGGCCATGCCCACACACGCACACGCCACCTCTCACGCCCATCCGGCCACATCTTCCTCCGTGCAGACAGACGCCTCAGCCATTCCGGCGGCTGCACACACGCCCACGGCCACACCGTCTGAAGCCACCGCCGGAACCGTATCTTCCCTGCCAGCAGCAGCACCATTGGCAGGTTCAGGAGGTACCCAACCGCACTCTACCACCATACCGTCCTGCACGGCGGCTCAGCCCGCCCTCAGCATGGATGCCGCCATCGCGCAGGCCGTTCAGCAGGCCGAGGCCGGGGCCATGCGTCGCATGGAAGCCCTGCACACGGCCCGCGCCGCAGTGCACCCGTTTGTGGGGGATGTCACCATGGACAGTGCCGCCGCTGTCTATGGTTTTGCCCTGCGTGAAAACGGGGTGGACACCACCGCTCTGCCAGAAGCCGCGCTTCAGCCGCTGTTCCAGCAGTTCGCCCGCCTGCATGCGCAAACGCAGGCAGCAGGGCAGGGCGCTGCACTGGGAATGGATTCCTCAAAAACCGTTTCCTTCCGTGAAGAATTCGGTCTCAACCGTATTACGGTGAAAGCATAACTCATGGCGTTTCAGATACAGATCACCATCCAGCCCGCGCCTGCCGTGCCGGGAGATTTCGCCTCTCTCAACCCCACCGCAACCTTCCCGGCAGGCGAGGGCGCTCTGGTGGCCGCCAGCGGCGGTTGTGCAGTAGGCGCGTTCGGGTGGGTGCAGAGTGATGGCCGCAGCGTGGCCAACACCCCGCCCAACGGCACCACCACTGCGCCAGATGGTTTTGTGCATCGTGACCTTACGGGCCAGGTCACCAGTTTTTCTGATGAAGCCAGCCTGATCATTCCAGAAGGCTTTCCCGTAACCCTGTTCACGGCGGGGGATTTCTGGGCCACCAGCACCACCGCAGCCACACCGGGGCAGGCAGTGTTCGCCTCCACCACCAACGGCAGCATCGCCACCGGCACGGCGGGCAGCACAATGCCAGATGCCCTGCAAACGTCTTTTGTCACCGCCTCCGCCTGTAGCGCGGGTGAACTTGTCAAACTCTCCACATGGAGCCACGCAGTATGAGCCTCTTCCCTTCAGAACTGGCGGAACTCAACCGCCTTGGCTTCATTATGCCGCAGGCCCGCGGCATGATCGCCAATGCGCTGCTGGCAACGGATGCCATGGCGCTGGATGCCCAGCCAGCCCTGTCCACCAGCGCCAATGCCGGTATTCCGGCTTTCATGAGCGCATGGGTTGATCCGGCCCTCATCAAGGTGGCCTTCGCCCCCATGCGTGCGGCAGAACTGCTGGGCGAGGTCCGCAAGGGCGATTGGGTTACCCGCACCGCCATTTTCCCCATGCTTGAAACCACTGGTGAAATCAGCAGTTATGGGGACTGGAACGCAAACGGGCAGGTCAGCCTCAACCCTTCCTACCCTGAACGTCAGTCCTACCATTATCAGGTCTTCCTCTCCTGGGGGGAAATGGAACTGGCGCTGGCAGGGCAGGCGCGCCTGCAATGGGTGGCCAGCCTGCGTGAAGCCGCAGCCCTCAAGCTCAATAAGTTCCAGAACCAGACTTACTTTTTCGGTGTCAGTGGCCTGCGCCTGTATGGCTACCTGAATGATCCACGCCTGCCTGCCGCCATTACGCCCGCCATCAAGGCCGCAGGCGGCACAACGTGGGATACCGCCACGCCGGAAGAACGGCAGGATGATGTGATCGCCCTCATCAACCAGCTCCGTAAACAGACCGCTGGGCTGGTGGATACGGAAACTCCCATGGTGCTGGGCCTCTCCCCCACGCGCATGGGCCTGCTCACCCGCCGTAACAGCTTTGGTCTTTCTGCGGCTTCCCTGCTGAAAGATACCTACCCCAATCTGCGTTTTGTGCAGGCTGTCGAGTATGGAGATGCAACCGGCAGCACCGTGCAGACCATGCAGATCATGGCCGAACATGTGGACGCCCAGAAAACGGCGGAAACCGCCTTTACGGAAAAACTGCGCGCCCACGCGGTGGTGACAGATGCCTCCGCCTGGAAGCAGAAACTCTCGCAGGGCACATGGGGCGCCATCATCTACATGCCCGCTGGCATTGCCACCATGACAGGCCTGTAAACCACAGGCCCGCAAGGGGATGTTTCACACAGAGCTTTCACAATCCCTCTGAAAAAAACATCTCCTTCCCTAAAACTTTCCCGAACAGACGGATCTTCCCTATGGCATCACCCGCAACCGTTACCATCGGCTGCAAACTGCCCAATGGCCTTGTTCTGGCATTGGGTGAAACCCGCCACACACTGGCTGGCACACGCGCCTCCGCCGTGGTGGGCGGCTATGGCCTTACCCCTGTCCCGGCAGATTTCTGGGCAGCGTGGTCCCGCCAGTATGCAGCGTTTCCGCCCTTGCAGCAGGGGTTGATTTTTGCACAGCCTACGGTGGACAAAGCCGCCGCGCAGGCGCGCGAACACGCCGCCCTTCGCACTGGTCTGGAGCCCATCAACCCGCAAACTCCGGCCCCCGGCATCATCCCTGCCTGAATAAACCTGCCAGAACGGATACGTCATAATGCCCAGTGCCCCTTTTTGCCTCACCCTCTGGCAGCAGAGATACCCGACCCTGTTCGCCAGCGTGGGGGCGGAAGGCGCACGGGCCTGTTTCAGCCTCGCCAGCCTGTTCCTCCCCAATGATGATACGTCCCCCGTGCGCAATCTCATCCAGCGGGCGGAATTGCTCGGGCTGATTACCGCCCATCTGGCCCAGTTGGGGCTTGGCTCAAGTGCCGCTCCCACACTGGCTTGTCCTGCCAGTACCCTTTCACAGGCCAACGGAACTCCTGCCGCAGGATGGTCGCAAACCACTGCATCCGGTGCTCCGCAAATAGTGGAAACACCGCAAAGCCAGCCCACACTCGTGGGCCGCATCACGTCCGCGCGCATGGGCAGTATCGAGGTTCAGGCCGATGCAGGCCCGGTATCAGGCTCTCAGGGATGGTGGATGCAAACGCCTTATGGTGCCGCCTATTGGGCAGCCACCGCCTTCCTCCGCACAGCCCGCTATGTGCCGGGATAATATAAATTCCCGCTATTACATTTTACAGAAACAGGTTTTGTAAAATGGTCAAAGATAGAACGCTATAGTCCTTTTGCACTGCAGAGCCCTTTGGTATCTGGATCAGATACCTGCTCATCAGGGTGCAAAACCTGTTTTTCACCCATCAAAATTGCGCTCCCTTTTGCGTAGTGGCCTCTCAACCACCGCTCCCAAAACCATTGTGGGTGCTCCGGCAGCGTTTTTTGTCCGCTATCCCTTAGGTTTTTCACAGACAGGACACCTGCATGATCCTTACGCTGCAAGGCGGAACACAGGCGCGTACCCTCCTGCGCATGCTGGCCGCCGGATCGTCCCTGCCCGGTGCTAACACGGCTCCCGCCGCGCAGGGGAACCAGCCCTCACACGCAACAACAGGTTCCTCGGCTTCAACCGGCACACAGTATGCGGAAATGTCTGGTTCACACCGCCAGAATCCCAACCTGTCAAACACGTCATTCCAAAGCACAGCACGCAACCCATCATCCGGTGCAGCGTCCACGTCCTGCACCGCATCAGTAAAAGCAGGGTTTCTACGGGGCAGATCTTACCCGAATGGCACGCCGGTCGCTGCCATTGCTGCCGTCCAAGAATTTGGGGCTGTCATCCGCAAGGCAACATCCCGGAGCGGTGCTGTATCCATCGTTATTCCGCCCCGGCCATTCATGCGGGCGGCCATGGCGCAGGATGCTTCAAAATGGAAAGAAATCTTCCGTCAGGCTCTTGCTGAAAGCCTTGCAGCGAGCCACCAACCAGAGGCTACATGCCGTATCCTGCACACGCCCACCACTGCCTTGCAGCGCACCGGCCACGCCATGCAGGCCAGCATCACCCACGCCATTCAGGCTGTCCATACGCCACCCAACAGCCCGGCTACCATCCACCATAAAGGGTCTGATAAACCGCTTGAGGACACAAAAACACTTCTAAACAGCGTCTCTTTTCAGGTGCAGTCATGAATGGCCTGTTCGGCATCGCGGCAGCGGCCACCATGGCTCTGCTGCCATCAATCCTAGCCACCTTGCGGGTGCAGGATGGCACCATCACGCTGCCAGATGGTTCCACGCAGCCGCGCTATACGGATGTGCTTGTCACCATCAAGGTACAGGCCGCCACCAGCGCGGATCTCACACAAACGGCGGGGCTCAACCAGAGTTCTGAAAACCGCCTGGTCTATCTGCCCGGTCTTATCAAAGGGCTGGACCGTACCCATCAGTTTGGGGGAGACAGCCTGTTTTTTGAAGGCGCGGAATGGCTGGTCACAAGCCAGCCCGAAACATGGGGAGGCGGCCAATGGTCCAAACTTCTCGTCATCCGGCAACTATCATGACCATCCAGCCCGTTACGGCCAGCATCACCACGGCGCTAAGGGAGTTCCTCCGTGCCGCTCTGCCACCAGGTCTGCCGGTGCAACTGGCACAGCAGAACCGCACCGTCGCCCCCGCAGGCCCGTTCGTTCTGCTTACTCTTCTCACACGCCAGCCACTCGCCACTGTCGCCCAGACAGAAACAGAAACCATAACGATCCTGAGCGTGCCAGAGGAGGTGAGGGTGCAGGTCAGCATCTTCGGGCCCGGCGCGGGGGATAACGCCCAGAGTATCGCTACCCTGTTCCGCACGGACTGGGCATGCCGTTATTTTGAAAACCTGTTTCAAAATAATAAGGAAGAACAGTCCTTAGATGCAGAATCGTCCCTCGGCACAGTAGCGGAGTGGCTAGAAAAATACGCTCCCGCCGCACCAGAACCTCCCGCTGCCGCTCAGTCTCTTCCTCTCCCGGCTAAAGCCCCGAAACCGGGCAGTGAACGCCCTCTTACACCCTTATCACCCACGCCCCCTCCCAGCGCGGAGGCGTTTCCTCAAAACGCTCCATGCCAGAATACACGCCCTTGCAACGCCTTTCCGGCATCGGTCCCGGCACAACCGGCCGCTCCATGCTACGCACCGGCCCGCATTGTCCCACTTTATGCCGGGCCGCCACGGCAGATGCCTTTTGTAAATGGTGAACGCCAGTTTGAAGAACATTGGCTTCTGGAGCTGCATTGTCAGGTGCGCACCACTCTTACGCTTCCCACCACCACGGCCAGCGCCGCCAGCCTTGCGCTGATATGCGCAGATACCCTCACGGATGAGCCCTCTGCATGACCCTACCCATCAGTTCCCTTGTTTCCGTCACGCCGGGCGTGATCTCTCCCGGTGGCACCGTCAGTCTGCTGACCGGCATGCTGTTCTCCACACATGCCGCGCTGTCCTCCGGCGTTTCAGTGTTCACCTCGGCGGCGGATGTTGCAACGTTATGTGGCGCTTCCAGCCCGGAAGCCGCCATCGCCAGCGTGTATTTTTCAGCCTATACCAACGCGCAGGATACGCCTGAAAAACTCTATATTTTTCAAATTCCTGCCACTCCGACGGATGCAGAATACGGCACTTACCTCAGCACTGCTGCTGCTACGGTGAGTGATTGGGCACCCTTCCTGTGTGCACAGGAACCCTCAGCCGCTGCAAAAACACAAATCGCCACCTGGATGGCCGCCAACCCCAACCGATACTGGGGTGTTGTGCCAGATGCAGATGCTACGATCCTCAGCCCCAACGCCACCGACAGTTTCGGTTCAACCGTCAAGGCGCAGTCCACGCCCGGCATAACCAGCCTGTGCAATACGGATGGCACGGGCCTTCTGGCCGGGGCGCTGTGTCTGGGCTGGGCGGCCAGCCTCAACCCGCAACGCACGGGCGGCCGCACCACGCTGATGTTCCGCAACAATGGCGGCGTGACCCCGGCCAATCTCACGCCATCTCAGGCAGAGGCCCTGCTGGCTAACGGCTACAGCTTTTACGGCAGCTATAAAAGCACGGATAGCACATTCAGTTTTCTCAATAACGGGGCGGTCTCCGGTCCGTTCGGCTGGGCAGACAGTTACATCAACCAGATCTGGATGAACGCCAGCTTCCAGTCAGACCTGCTGACCCTTTTCTCCAGCGTTGGCCAAATCCCCTATACCGCACAAGGGGATTCCCTGATCGCCACTGCCGTGCAGGGCACTATTGATACCGCTCTGGCGTTCGGGGCCATCCAGCCCAATGTCACCCTTTCCGCGGCGGAGGCACAGGCCGTCAACGCACAAGCGGGCCGCACCATTGATAGCGTACTCTCCACCCGTGGCTGGTATCTGCTGCCCGGTGCGTCCACCGCTTCCGCCAGCACCCGCGCCAGCCGCGGCGCCGTGCAGGGGCGCTTTTTCTACACGGATGGAGAGTCCGTGCAGTCCATCACTCTGGCATCGGTAGAGGTTCAGTAATCATGGCCGATTATGATATTACAGCCGCCAACTCGGTTTTTACCATCACGGTGCCGGGTCTGTATAACGCGCCCATAACATTGCAGAACTACGCCGCAGACCGCGCTTTTGAAACAGAAGCGCGTGAACTGGCCGAAACCGTAATGAGCATTGATGGCTACCTCAATGCAGGCTGGGTGCCCAACCCCGTAACGCAGACCATTGCGCTGGCCGCCAGTAGTGAAAGTGCTTTGGTATTTGAAGCCATTGTCATGGCGCAGGACTCCCGCCGGGGTCTGTACCGCATGGGGGCTGAAATCCAGATCCCGGCCATTGGCCGCAAATATACCATGGTGCGTGGCCTGCTGCGGTCTATTGTCAGCATTCCCGGCGCAGGCCGCGTGCTGGAAGCCCGGAATTTTGAAATCACGTGGGAGCGTGTTCTGCCCGCCGCCATTTAAGCGGCAGAAAGGAAGAGCCCATGAAAACCATTGATTACACACATAGCAAACCCGGTGCCGATCACGGCAAACGCTTCTGCCTGACCCGTATGGATGCCTTTGCGGCAGATCAGTGGGCGCGGCACGCTCTTCAGGCTGCCATACGCGGCGGCGCACGCATCGGGGCTGATCTGGCAGAGGCCGGTGTGGCCGGACTAGCCAGTCTGGGGATAGAGATTTTCGGGTTCATGGAAGAAACCGATCTTGATAAAGCCCTCAACCGCCTGATGCAGTGCGTCACCATCCGCCCCGATCCCGCCAACCCGGATCTGACCCGCGCCGTTATTGCCGCCGATTTTGAAGAACCGGAAACACTGGGCATGGTGCGTTCTGAAGTGTTCCGTCTACATGTGGGTTTTTTACTGGCCGCCGCACACCAGCTTTTCCCCGTTGTGGCGGCCCTGTTGGGCGAGGCAGCACACCCCCCGTCCAGTGTGTAAATATTTCTCCCGCATTGTCGGTTGTCCTCTCATCCGGTCTGGCCAGCCTGAAAGACCTGAAAACGGTTTATGATAGCGAGGACCTTTACACATTGCTTGAAGTCGTCTCCGTCACCAAATGGAACACAGCACAAGCCCGCTCAGCCCCCTAACGGCACGTAGTCTCTTTGTCTTCCGGGCTGATGGCGGCTTTGAAATATCCCGCAAGGAACAGTCCCAATGTCTGAAACCGTTCTGGATGAACTGGTCATCCGCCTTGGGTTGGATACCTCTCCCCTCCAGAAAGATGCCCAGCAGGCCCTTACTGTTCTGGATACTCTGGCCCAAAAGACGCAAACGGCCACTACTCAAAGCAGAAAAGCAAGTCATCAGGCGGCTTCTTCTTTACGCCATATGCGTAAGGAGGCCATCGGCCTTCTGGGTGTGCTCGCCGGTGGTCGCGGGCTTTCAAACCTTCTGAAACAGCTTTCGCAGACCAACCAGAAAGCAAATGCACCAACCTCTTTGCGGCAGGGCGGAAATGCAAAACGGCCCCATTCTTCCAGTTTTTCTACGGGTTTGAACCGTTTTTCAGAGGCACCTCAGGCGCTGCGCGGTCCACTTCCATCTCACATGGCAGAACCCAAAGCGTCCCCATTACTCCCACGCCAACAACAGCATACGCCACCACCAGTCTTTATACCCCAGCCTCGTTCGTCTTCACCGTGGCCAGCATCTCTGGCGGGGCAGTCTGTCACACGCCCCCAGCGTCTGCTGCGGCATCCTTCCCGTGCGGTATCGTCTTCTTCTACGGACGGCACAACGCCACACAGATCTGTTTCTCCCCGTTATTTCCTCCACACCACAACACATCTTACGCAAAATATTTTCCATTCTGCGTTGCAAAAGAGAGATATTTCGCAAAAATCAGACATCAGGGACACTGCGAGCGCTTCCTCCCAGGGGGCAGATGCTTCTTATCGTAGAGGGGAGTCTTCTATTTCTCCTGACACCTCTTTTACTTCGGGTGCAAGGGCTCCCCTTTTTCCCTCGCATCCACTACAGCACCTAGCCACACGGAACACGCTAGTCACATTTCCATCCAGCAGAGATACCCGAAGCAGAAGTAAAGCTCTCAATTCCACTCAGTCCTATCTTGCCTTGGCGGAACACTCCCCCATTTTGGGGACGCAGAAACCTGCATTACAGAGAAAGTTCTTTTATTTTCAAAGTAGGTTTTCAGCACCAAATACTCCAAGACTTCACGTTACGCCTATTGCCTCCAATCCTCCGCCACCACGTTCCACCTCACCCTCTCGTGGCGATCATTACCCCGCACTGAAAACCCATGTTTCTGCGTCCCGGCCTCTGCACGCCCTCTCTTTTATGCAAGAGCAGAGAAGATCCTTTCCTACTAAACAACATTTTTCATCTTCAGTTTTCACTTCTTCCCGTGCCCCCGCTGCGTCAACGGCTCGCAGAACATTTTCGCCTCCATTTCCGTCTGCGCCGCAAGTACGCAACAGCGGGAAAGATCCTGTTTTCTTCTCGGATACCCTAAAAGCCCTACAGCCGTTTCTGCCTAATTCTCCCATGCTGCGTGCGGCCAGTGTTCCGGCCGCTCCTGTTTACGGGGCACAAGCCCCAGTGCAGAACACCACACATATTGGGCCTGTCACCATTAGCGTGCCATCAGGAAACCCGCAGGACATTGCTCATGTGCTGCGTGGCCTTGGCGGAGGCGATAGCCATACTCTTAGCAGTCTCGCCACGCATGGGGCTGTATAATATCTTTCCTGTTGCATGAAAGGATCTTCGTATATGCCCATGGTGCCGGTTACACTGCCCTCTGTCTGGACTGTGCCCGTAGCAGCAGGCGTGCCGGTCCTGCTCGGGCAATCTGTTACGCATGGGGTGCAGGCGGCTGCATCCGTCAGTATCGCCACGGTGCTGGATGATTTCCTTATCAGTCAGGTGGCTGGCCAATGGGGTATTTTCAACAGTGCTGGGCAAAGTGTGCTCTCTGCGGCACGGGTGCTCTCCGTATCTGGCGAGAGCGAACAGCATATTGCCACAGCCCCCTTGGAAGACGGAAGTTTTCTTTCCTACAGCAAGGTCGCCAGCCCTCGCACACACCGCGTACTCATGGTGTGTGATGGCTCAGAAACCGGGCTGGATGCTCAATCCCTTTCGGCACTTCTGCCAAAACCGGTTTCAACACTGGCTGGGGGAGGAGGGCTTTATGTGCGCAAGGCGTTCTTCGCAACGCTCGCCGCGCTGGAGGCGGATCTGTCACTTTATTCCGTTATCACGCCAGAGCGGAAATACAAGAATGTAAACATTACCGGCTACCGCTGGCTAAGGGATGCGCGGCACGGCATTACCATGCCTGTGGTGGAAATAACGCTTCAGGAAGTACGCCTGTCTGCTACAGAAAATTTTATCACAACGCAGCGGCCCCAAGGGCAGCAGATGGTATGCGGTGGCGTTGTCCCGGCACAATCATCTTCCACAATGTCCTTCACCCGCAGCCTGTATGATAGCACACAAACAGCAGGCACACCCCACAATACCACAAGCTGGAACAGCCTTGCCGGGTCTCCCTTATGAGCAGCGCCTTTTTCACAACCAGCAGTACGACAGATCTGGTGATGATCCCCCTCGCCACCACGGCAGCTCAGATGCTTAAGGTCACCCTGTCCGGGCAAAGCGTTCAGATTGCTTTGCGCCAACGTTCCACAGGACTATACGCAGATTTCTGGCTGGAAAATAACCGTTTGCTATCTGGCATCTTATGTCAGGACCGCACATGGCTGGCGCGGGATGAAGCCACGGGCTTACCGGGTGATTTTACGTTTACCGATACGCAGGGCACGCAAAATCCCACCTATGAGGAGTTGGGGAGCCGCTATCTTCTCTTTTATCGCGTCGGCTGGTTGTAGCCGCCATATCCGACCGCGCCGCGCGTGATGCAAAGCCTGTGTGCGTCCTGCTTCTTCAAATACCATTGGCATATCCATGGCTCAATCCGGCTTTTTTACATCTCGTTCCTTGCGCATCACCTTCCGTCTGCTGGCTAATGCGTTTGGCCCAGATGGTGCGGATACCGTTATCCTCACAGGGCTTCGCGTTGCGGTCGATATCACACAAGCGCAGTTTCCTACAGGCGAAATTGCAACCTTGAGAATAAATGGTCTCTCGCCAGACCTGATGAACCGTCTGAGCCTCGCGGCACCCAACCCAACATTACAAAGTGCAAGCGAAGTTCTGGTTGAAACGGAGGAAGGGACATCCCCCGCTGTTCTGGTTTTTCAGGGTGGGGTCACACTGGCCTATGCAGATTATACAGGCGCTCCAGATGTCGCCTTTATGGTGCAGGCGTTTTCAACAGCACTTCCCAATGCCATGGCCGCGACACCTACCGGCTTTCGGGGGACTGTTCCAGCCACGACGGTACTGGCGACCGTTGCGCGAAAAGCGGGGCTGACATTCGTCTCACATGGTCTCAATTCTACCCTGCACAACCCGTATCTGGATGGCAGCCCCGGCCAGCAACTTGCTCAATGTGTGGAAATGCTTCCCATGCGGGTCAGCCTTGGGCGCGCTCAACTGGCAGTCTGGCCTGTCCACGGGGCGGCCAGCAACAGCGGAACAGGGCTGGCTGTTTCTGTATCAGCCCAAACGGGCCTGATTGGTTATCCCTCATGGTCTGCGGGCGGGATGGCCGCACGCATGCTGTTCACGCCACAAATAGGGTTTAACAGTGTGATCGCTCTCAAAAGCCGTTATCAACCTGCAGGATGGGGCGCGCAGTCTGGTCCTGTCGCCACCGGTTTCTGGGTCGTTACGCAGGTTCGCCATAGTCTGCAAAGTGAAACCCCCAACGGGGTATGGTTTACGGATGTTGTGGCACAGGCGCTTCAGGAGCCCAGCGCATGAGCACCTCTTTTGCAAACACGTATCCCGTTTTTAATAGAGCCGATGCCGCCGCATCAGATTTCAATGCCTTGAACAGAGTCATCGCCCGCCTTTTATCCACACGGCGTACGGTTGTTGTGGTGCAGGTTAAAGCGGTTTCGGGCACGGGCCTCAATCCGGTCGGCTTTGTGGATGTGCAACCCATGGTGCACCAGCAAAATGCCGCAGGGGCAGTTACCCCGCATGGCGTGCTGTATCAGGTGCCCTATTTTCGGCTACAGGGAGGCAGCCGTGCGGTAATTGTTGATCCTGTCGTGGGAGACATCGGGCTGGCGCATGTGGCAGACCGCGATATCTTCAATGTCAAAACGGCCCGCACTCCGGCTGCTCCCGGTTCTTTCCGTCAGCATAACATGGCGGATGCGCTCTATCTGGGTGGTTTTCTAAATGGCACGCCCCAGACTTATCTTTGGCTCCATGATAAAGGCGTAACTCTTAAAACGGCTGGTACAGTCGATATAACGGCACAAAGCCTGACGTTGACAGGGGATGCCACCATCAATGGTGCGCTACACGTTTCCAAGGATGCTACTGCTTCCGGTATTTCGCTTACGCAGCATACGCACCCAGGGGTGCAACCGGGCAATGGAGAAACGGGCACCCCACAAGGCTAAAAGCCGGGCCAGGCTGGAGGGCCTTACCCGGCTTGGCAGTACAGTCCGGCATCACGCCAGACTGTTATTATTTATTACCTTGTCTTTTGCACTGCGGCCTCAGGCAGTGCGTGACTCATACGGTCAGACAGCGTGCACTTTGGCTTCACGCGCCCAGAAGCGCAGGGCACGGCAGATTTTGACAAACTCAGGCACTGATGAAGGTTTTCCCAGCGTCACCACACCTTCATCCAAAGCATCTTCCGTCAGCCCAGCCTTTTTCAGCAGCGGCGCAGCTTCAGGCACATGCGCAATGAATTTTGCATGCGCATAGGCATCCGTCACAAAATCCTTGGCGTCTGCGTCGTTCGCAAGCTGTTTGGCTCCGTCTTCAGAAAGCAGAAGAACAACCGCATCATACAACACAGATGGGCCACCCGGCACCCGCTGCCCTGCCGGAACATGCCGACCGCTTGATGTCTTGATCCCGCCAATGTGCGGTGCCACCAGTTCCAGATCAACGCCTTCAGCCTTGGCTGTTTTTTCCAACGCTTCCAGAATGGCGTCGTCCGCACCGTTGGTAATCAGCACACCAATTTTGCGGCCTTCAAAGGTTTTTGGGCCATTTTTCAGAATGCTCAGGGTAGGGGACTCTGGCAGGTCAATCACCTTGCTGGCAGGGGGTGCGGCTTCTGGCAGTTTTTCCAGCCCCAACCCGTCAGCCACGGCCTGCGCCAGTCCCGTGTCAATATTCAACAGGTGAGAAACCACCCGGGCACGAATGGCCGGTGTTTCCACCTTGCTGAGTTCAAAGGTAATGGCCTGCTGAATATGCGTCTGCTCTACCTCGGTCTGGCTTTTGTAGAACTGCCGCGCCTGACTGTAATGGTCCGCAAACTTTTCTGACCGCACACGCTCTTTCCGGCCCTCTACGTCCTGCGGATAGGACGTAAAGCCTTTCTGCGGGTTTTCACGCGGGCCACCGGCTTCTCCACCCCAGGAGTTGGGCTCATAATTGACCCGCCCTTTAGGGTTATGCATCGCGCCGTGCCCATCCTGCTGGAAATGATGGAACGGGCATTTGGGCGCATTGATGGGAATATGCGTAAAGTTCGGCCCACCCAGCCGCTTCAACTGCGTATCCAGATAGGAGAAATTGCGGCCCTGAAGCAGCGGATCATTGGTAAAATCAATCCCCGGCACCACGTTCTGGGTGCAGAAGGCCACTTGTTCGGTTTCCGCAAAGAAATTATCCACCATGCGGTCCAGCACCAGTCGGCCAACAGGCTGCACGGGCACCAGTTCTTCCGGAATCAGCTTTGTGGCGTCGAGAATGTCAAAATCGAACGTGTCAGCAAATTCATCGTCAAAAAGCTGCACACCCAGTTCCCATTCCGGGTAGTTGCCTGCCTGAATGGCGTTCCACAAATCACGACGGTGAAAATCAGGGTCAGCACCGTTTATTTTGACGGCCTCATTCCACACAACAGACTGCAGCCCCTGTTTGGGCTTCCAGTGGAACTTGGCAAAGGTGGATTTGCCATCTGCGGTGACAAAACGGAACGTGTGAACGGCAAAGCCTTCCATAAAGCGGAAGGACCGCGGAATTCCCCGGTCAGACATCACCCACATGATCATGTTCATGCTCTCGGGGGTGAGGGAAATGAAGTCCCAGAAATTATCATGCGCGGATTGTGCCTGCGGAAAAGCGCGGTCCGGCTCTTCCTTCACGGCATGCACCATGTCCGGAAATTTGATGGCATCCTGAATGAAGAATACGGGAATGTTGTTGCCAACAAGATCCCAGTTGCCTTCCTTGGTGTACAGCTTGACCGCAAAACCACGCGCATCACGCGCAAGGTCAAAAGAACCCTTGCTGCCCGCCACGGTGGAAAATCGCACAAACGCGGGCACACGTTCGCCCACACGCTGCAGCACATCCGCCCGTGTAATGTCAGACAGGGAATGGGTCAGTTCAAAAAAACCATGCGCGCCATAGCCACGGGCATGCACAACCCGTTCCGGAATACGCTCATGGTCAAAATGGAAAATCTTTTCTCTGAAATGAAAATCTTCCAGAAGGCTTGGGCCGCGTGCGCCTGCTTTCAGTGTGTTCTGATCATCCGCTACAGGCACGCCCTGCTGGGTGGTCAGGGTCGGCACGTCACCGTGGGCAGTCTGGTGTGTTTCGCCACCTGCGCCGCGCTGTACCTTTTCTTCGCCCGATGTTACGGGTTTGCGGTCTGTATCTGTGCTGCTCATATGTCTGCGCCTTCCCTATAAAATCCCGAAATGTGCGGCACCCCATGCACAACCCTGCCAGACAGGATGTGGCCATTGATCCACCTGTCTCGCGCTGGGGTGCCTGGGCGTGGTGTGCTGAAACTTTTCCGTCAGCCGTGCCTGATTTCGGTCTTTAACGCCTTCATGCTGTTCAGGGTTTCCTTGCCTCGAACAAGGTCAGCCATGAGCGTGGCGCAATGCGGTGATTGTCCTTCCCCTTATATCCCGTCAGAAAATAAAGAGTTTATGTCATGCAAACAATGTTGCTTGACTGCGCAACGTGGGATCTGGCGGTTGATGCCGCCGGAAACATAGCCGTAGCCTCCGCTCCTTACGCCGTGGCCCAGAACGTGGCCTGTGCGGTGCGCGTGTTTCTGGGCGAGTGCTGGTACAACACCAGCCTCGGTCTGCCTTACCTGAGCAATATTCTGGGCCGCACCCAGTCCGCCGCCCTGTTCCGGGCCGATGTGGAGCAGACAGCCCTCAGGGTGCAGGGCGTGACTCACGCCACTTGTGTCCTGACCGGCATCAGCCCCCAGCGCCGTCTTTCCGGTGTCATCCAGCTTACTCTTGCAGATGGAAGTCAGACCAGTGTCAGCCTCTAACACCATACCCGGCGCCAGCATAAATCAAACGGCTGGCAGCGGCACAACATCTGTCCCGGCTCCGGTATTGGATGCCACCGGCTTTATCATGCCTGAGGAGCCCGACATGCTGGCAGGCGTTCTGGCGGATATCAACGCAGCCTTTGGCAATACGCTCAATACGGATCTTTCCACTCCCCAGGGGCAACTGGCCATGTCGCTTACCGCCATTCTGGGCGATGCTTATGACCAGTTTCTGGCGCTGGCCAATGGGGTAGACCCCGCCCGTGCCTCTGGCCGGATGCAGGATGCCATTGGCCGCCTTTATTTCATGTCCCGTCTGCCTGCCACGGCTACGGTTGTCACCTGCCTTTGCACTGGCGTTGCTGGCACGCTCATTCCCCAAGGCGCGTTGGTGCAGGACGCCACTGGCAACAGCTATGCGGCAGATGCCGCCATTACGCTGGACGCCACCGGCACAGGCAGCGGTACCTTTTCCTGCACGCAGGCAGGAGAGATCATCTGCCCAGCCCAGAGTATTGCCATCAGTCAGTCTCTGGCCGGGTGGGCAACCGTCACCAACCCCGTGGCGGGAGTGACGGGGCGCGCCGTGGAAAGCCGTACCGCGTTTGAAGAACGGCGCAGAATTTCCGTTGCGGCCAACGCCATTGGCCCGCTGGATGCCATCTCTGCCGCCGTTCAGGCTGTGCCCGGCGTGAGTGATGCCTTTGTAACGGATAACAGTACCAGCACCGCCATAACTGTTGGAGGTGTCACACTCGCACCCTACAGTCTGTATGTATGTGTCAGTGGGGGCGCAGATCAGGCCATTGCACAGGCTATTTTGCGAAAAAAGCCGCCCGGCTGCGCCTATACAGGCAGTACCACGGTGACAGTAACGGACCCTAATACGGCCTACAGCACAGCGCCCAGCTACAGTGTCAGCTTTCAGCGGGCCACGCCAACACCGCTTTTTGTAAAAGTGACAATGGTGGCGTCTTCCATGGTGCCCTCCACTGCCACAACGGCTGTGCAGTCCGCCATACAGGCCGCATTTGCGGGGAATGATGGAGGCAGCCGCGCACGGATTGGCGCCACACTGTATGCTAGCCGTTTTTACGCGGGGATTGCCGCACTCGGCACATGGGCGCAGATTGCGGATATTACACTGGGCACTCCTGCTACGCCTACGGGCGTAAGTGCGACCTTCGGTGTCAGTCAGGTCCCTACGCTTGATCAGGCAAATATCAGTGTGGTGTTTGCCTGATGCAGAATGTGCAGCAAACCGTTCTCTCCCAATATGCATGTGCCCCCAGCCTGAATGCGCTGATTGCCGCATGGAATCAGGCGTTTGACCCCGCCACACTGATTGAAACATGGTACCAGAAGATATGGAATCTGGAGACCGCACAAGGGTATGGGCTGGATGTATGGGGCCGCATTGTGGGCGTGCAGCGTATTCTGAGCATAACATCCGATACTTTCATCGGGTTTGAAGAAGCGGAAGAGTTGACGGAAGAAGGGTTTAACACCGCGCCGTGGTATTCCGGCACCGTCTCGACTGGCAATTATCGCCTGTCTGATGATGGCTTTCGCCAGTTGATCTGCGCCAAGGCCATGGCCAACATTACAGATGGCTCCATTACCAGTCTGAACGCCATTCTCATGACCCTGTTCGCCGGGCAGGGCGATGCCTGGGTCTCTGATAATGGCGGCATGAGCATGACCTATACGTTCGGGTTTGTGCCCTCTGCCGTGCAGATTTCCATAATCCAGAATTCCGGTGTCCTGCCGCGCCCCGCAGGCGTGCGCGTGACCTATGCCATCAAAGGGCAGAAATGAAACAGTCTGATTTTCCTGAACGATTTGCAAAACCCATTGCAGATTTTGCCAGTGCGGGTAATCTGGCCGCCATTCCGGCCACGCAGGCCGCAGCGGGAGATGGCACGGCATCCATCTCTCTTGGTTTCCCGCCAGAAACGTTTATCGGCCGGTCTGCCGGGGGTGTGCCGCCGCGTGGGCAGGACATGAACGGTTTTCTACACCGCCTGTCCGCCGTGTTGCAGGCCTATCAGGCCGGCATGATCGGGCAGTATGATGCCACGTTCGCATCCCACATTGGCGGTTATCCCGCAGGGGCGGTTGTGGCGGGGGCCTCACCCGGCACGTTCTGGGTTTCCATGGCTGAAAACAACATGACCACGCCCGCTGCAAACGGGGCTGCGTGGCAAAACCTGTTTGCACAGTATCTCCCTCTTGCCGGTGGAAAATTGCAGGGCTCCCTTGCCATAGGCAACACCTATTCCTTTGATGCCACGGGCGGATACAGCGTGCTGTATCGCCTCTCCTCCGTGGGGTCTGATGGTGTGCTGGATGTTTATTCCAATGTGGGAGGCACCCGTATCAATGTGGCGCGTATCAGTGCGGATGGTTCCATTTCCATATTTGGCGGTGGTCATTTTTCAGAAAATGGGCAACGGGTGGCCACGCAAAGCTGGGCGAACGGCCAGTTTGCCACACCGGCCTGGGCCAATGCCCAATTTGCTACACCATCATGGGTCAGTTCCCAGTTCGCCCAGTCTTCGTGGGTCAGTTCACAATTCGCAACATCTGCGTGGGTAAACGCCCAGTTTGCAACAAGTGCCTGGGTCTCGGCACAGTTTGCAACATCCTCATGGGTGAACAGCACGTTTGAGCGTGCAGGCGTGTGTCTGACAACGTCAAACTACATCAATGATTTTTATACAAATGATGATCGAGTTATTAACCTGCCATATGGCAACATGATGCAGTGTTTCAATGTGCAGAATGTTTCCTCCGGGCGTATCACCTTTCCGGTGGCGTTCTCCGGCGCGCCACAATCCATTCAGGTGCAGGCGGTTACTGGCGGGGTTATCTCGCACTATCATTGCGTGTGGGAACCGGACGCCGCAGGCTTCACCCTTAATCTGTATGGCTCCTACAATGCCATTTACGTTCAGGCAAAAGGAAAGAAATGAGCATGACAGAGAATGTTCTTTCCAGTGTGCCTTTTTCCACACTAGCGCAGACACAGGTGCAGGCAGCCTATCCCGCCCGTTATTACGCCGGGTATGATACCGCCGCCACCCAACCCACCCCCGTTACCGCGTGGTATGATACTTGGAGCATGAGCAGCGTGGATGGTTTGCCGCCTGCCAGTCAGCTTCTAGCCGTTAGCTCCGCAGACTGGGCCAATACCACCGGCTTTCGTCTACCGGCCGGAAAAGCCGTGCAGAATGGCGCGATTGTGGATTACACGGCTCCACCCCTACCTCTTGCCACACAGGCTGCACGCGTCTTGCAACAGGCCGCCAGCACAAGCTGGGCCACTTACGGTATGTATGGGGAAACGCCCCCGGTTGTGTGGCAGAGCTATCTTGCCAGCCTGCGTGCTTTGGCAAACGGCACAGACACAACCAGCACGCAGCTTCCCACTCCACCGGACATCAGCGCTGCGGCATTCTCTGCGACCACGCATAAGGCTTCGTTTGTTCAGGAAACAGCTCCTGAACACAAAAGCGTCTCAAACGGTCCGGACATGCCTGATGTGTCTGCCATGCGTCCGTCACGCGCAGCGTCTATCGTCGCCGGGCAGGGAGCATGATTGCTCCATTACCTTCCAGCGGCTGGCACCCTGCACCGGGCCGCACCATACCTGTGGTTGTACCCGCTAGCCTCCGCCTGCGCGGGCTGCTAGGGCAGGCGGTTACAGTGTCATGGTCGCCAAAATCCAGTGCAGATACGTTGGATTTTACCCTGGATACCTCGGAATGGCTGCACGGGACAGGTGATTACCTTGCCAGTGTTGCGGCCAGCGTAACCACTGCCGCGGGGCAGAAGACGGATATGCGCGTGCTGTGGGCCACGCTGGTCAATGGTATGGCGTGTTTGTTTCTAAGTGGCGGTATTCCCGGCACGGTGCAGACCGTTCTGGTGAGCATCACCACGCAGCAGGGGCGCAGCCTCAGCCAGCCGGTTGCCATCGCCATTTTGTCCACCAGCCCTGCAACACCGCCTGCTACAGCACCCAGCCTGCCAGATGGCACACCCGTACCCCCCAATGCCCTTGCGCTTTCCCAGTCGGTTATTCTGACCACGGAAAGCGGAAAACCCTATCTTCTAGCCTGAAGGACACAAAACCCATGTCCGGGTCTTCCACCACGGCAGCCACCTTGAGTGGCACGCCGCTTTCCGCGTTGCCTGTGCAGGCCCAGCCTGCGGCAACTGATCTTGTTTTTGGTATTTTCAACGGGCAGGGGCAGTTTGTGCCCCAGGGCAAGATCTGGTCCGGCGCGGTTGATAAAACTGGTGATACACTCTCCGGTTTGCTGGCCTGTCCTCTTGCCCCATCTGCCCCTGCGCACCTGGCCAACAAAGCCTATGTAGATGCCATGAGCGGGCAGGTGCAGGGGGCAGTCTCCACCCTTGTGACACAGGCGCAGGATGCCGCAACACAGGCCGGGCAGGCGGCCTTTGGCGCGGCGGGGGCGGCTGCCACCATTGTGGATGCACAAAAAGGCACCCCCAACGGGCTTGCGGCACTTTCCGCATCCGGCAACCTGCTTCTGGGTGGGCTGGAGTGTCTGGGGGTGCGGAATGGCCATGTGCTGATGGCGCTTGAACTCCCCACGTCAGACCCCGGAGTGGCAGGCGCGTGGTGGAATAATGGCGGCTATATCTGCATCTCTCAGGGAAACACATGAGCATGGCACCTGTTCTTAAAACCCGTATCCTGCTTAGTGCGTGTTCCGGGCTGCTGCTGGTTTGGTCTGTGCATACATTTGCAGCCCCGCGCCCCAATCATCTGCTTCCACAATACCAACAGAGCCACCAAGCCGCGCCAGAAATACCTCATGCGTCGGCTTCATCCTTGCGCGCCTCTTCTACTTCCGCGTTTGCTGGCAGCACCACTTTTCCCGCCCACGTTCCTTCAGAACGCTCCGGCAAAGAGGCGCTAGCACGAGGCGCGGTAAAATCTGGACGCGCGAAAGAAAGCTTGCGAACTCTTGGTGTTTCCGCACCGCTCGCCGCCACAGCCGCCACAGCCGCCACAGCCGCCACAGCCGCCACAGCCGCCACAGCCGCCACAGCCGCCACAGCCGCCACAGCCGCCACGCCGGAAACATATGCGCCCACGCGCCCACCGGGTGGCATAGATCCTGCAACTGCTGTGCCCTTGTTGTGGCAAAACGCCACCATCGGCCAGATAGGCGCCATGGCGGATGGCAGCGTGCAGCAGTCTGACAAGAACCAGCCCAACGGTGTTGCGGGGCTGGATGCCGCGGGGCGTTTCACGGCCCCAGTTGCGGGCGATGTCACGGCCGCCACAGCAGGCAGCGCGCTGAGTGGTGCCCTCAAGCGCCCGCTGTCCGCGCGTTTTGCCGAACAGCCAAGTGCTGGGGATTTCGGCATTACGCTGGATGGCACCAGTGATGACAGCACAGCCTTGCAGGCCGCCAAGGCAGCGGTGCCAGCGGGCAGCATGGTGCGTATTCCCGCAGGGGTTCTTCACCTCGCCACGCCCCTGCAAAGCGAGACACCAACCCTGTGGCAGATCAACGGCACCACGCTGGCAGATGGTGCCCCCATTACCAGCCTCGGCACGGATGTGATTGAAAGCACGCTTGAAGGCGGCAAGTATTTTGCACGCGGAGAAAGCCGTGCAGATATGGCCCCTGTGCTCCGTAAGGATCTGGATGTCACCCACACGGGCGGCACCACCGGATTTGTGATGAATCTGGAAAAAGGGAACTGCACCATTCCGGCAGAAGGAGCCGCCCTGAATGATTATGTGTGGTGCCATTCTACCGTTTTGAACAGTTCCGCCTTCGGGGGCGGGCAGCATGTGGCGCAGGCCAGTCTGGCCCAGCGCCCGGCAGATGCGCTGGCCGATGGCAAGGGCTCACGCTCGCAGATCTGGGCGGGGTATGATGAAGCGCGTGATGAGACCGGGCAGGCGTCCTCTGTCGCCGGAAGCATGGTGGGGCGGGAGGTCGATGTTTACGCCAATGGGGATGATCCCGTAGGCTGGCGTATTGGTCTGCAATTACAGATAGCCGGAACCAGTGCAGATGGCACACCCGGCAAGGTGGGCAAAGGCATTGCCATTGGCAATAATGACGCCACCAGCACATATGGTACGTTGATTGACGCCGCAGGCCGGTTTGATACCGCAGGGATTGATCTCTCCCGCAGCACGCCCGTCAATAACGCGCCGGTGCTGAACATAGGGGCCAACCGCAACCTTGCGTTCAGTGATGATCACAAACCGCATTTTCAGTTTGATTCCGCCGCTTATACCCTGCGCTACTGGTATGATACCGCCAACCTGCTGGCCATTGGCATGCAGGGGGATGTCACAACCAGTATCAGCAACGCTGGCAGCGGCGTGGCATGGACGCTGAACGGGCAGGCCCAGCTTGGCCTGAATTTGAGCGGCCTGAACGCACCGGAGGCCCTGCGTCTGGCAGCAGGCCAAACCCTCTCCTGGGAGCCAACGGCTGTTGTACACAGCGGTTTTGCTAACGGGAAACTGACGGAACAGGTCGCTGCCGGTGTGGCCCGTACGCTGGATACAAGTGGGAACGAGACCCTGCCGGGCAGCCTGCAAAACAGCCAGACCATTGTCAGCCTCACCCAGCCCACGGCACCGGCCTACGTGGCCAAAGGCACCGCCGCCATCGGGCTGGACACCACGGGCCTGACAACGCCGGAAGCCCTGCGCGTGGCGGATGGTCAGGCTATTTCATGGGAGCATACGGCATCCGTGCAAACCCGTTACGCCAGCGGCCAGTTGCAGGATAGCCAGAACGGCACCCCCCTGCGCACGCTTGATGCCAGCGGCAATGAAACCGTAACCGGCAGCACGCGCAACAGCGGTATGACCACCAGCCTGAACAATAGCGCAGCCAGCGCCATTACGCTTACCGGCAGCGCGGGCATTGGTGTCAATCTTACAGGGCTTTCCACCTCCAATGCGCTCCGGCTTGGGGATGGTCAGAGCGTTGCGTGGGAGCCCACGGCGGTCATGACCACCGGCTACACTGCCACGGGGCTGACTGACGCCAAAGGCAGCACGCCCTTGCGCCAGCTCGACAGTAACGGGAACGAGACCCTGGCAGGCACCATCACCCCCAATGCCGGGGTGCACCTACCCACATTCTCCCGCGCCACCATCAAGGCGCAGCCTAACCCGGCCCCCGGCGTAATGGTGTTTGACGCAGAGGATGACGCTCCGGCCATTTATACGTCTGCGGGGTGGATGCTGGTGGGTCTGAGCGCCCTACCGTAAGGCCCGGTACGGCGGGATTTTTCATATGACTGTTTTGTGTAGTGCCACAGGCTGAGGAGGGAGCGGGGGAAGGGAACCTTGCGGAGGGGTTCTGCATTCATGTATGGTAAGCATACCTCATAACCGTGTTTTGCAGAGCTGTAGAGCACCATGAAAGCTGGAATGACCCGCACCCCCCTTCTGATAAGTCTTGCACTGGCGACCGGGCTTTCGCTCGGTCAGGCCCATGCCGCCGCCAAAACGGTCTATTTCCCTCATAACGCGGAAAGCAAGCATATGGCGGGCACTCTGGAAGGCCCGCAGATGGCTGAATACCACCTTGCCCTGCATCAGGGGCAGGAACTGTCCGTTCTGTGCCATTCCCGCAAACGGAGCGTGTCGTTTTTCGTCAAGGACCCAGCGGGCCATCTGCTTTACACCACGGCGGATGGTGGGCTGCGGAACCACCCTTTGCATGACCACTGGCATGGCCGTGTGCCGGAAAATGGCAATTATACCGTAGGCGTTTTTCTGCATCATGGTACGGAGCGAAAAGGCCAGAACGCTTTTTACAAGCTCAACCTGAGCGCTCATTAA